CTACAACGTCAACTCCGCTTAAACACGATCATCCATTAAGTTGGTGGGTTAAGTGGGCAGCGTCACTGATTCTTATCGTGGCAATGATTATGACCACTAACAACCTATATCCCTATAATATGTTTCTACAGTTTTTTGGGGTTTCTGGTTGGTTGTGGGTAGCAATTATGTGGAACGATAGGTCACTCATTGTTGTGAATTCGGTTGCTTGTGCAATCTTTCTCAACGGCATCTTTCAATATTTCCTAAAGGCTTAAAAATGGCAAAAAAGAAAATCACTGCAACCACGGACAATAGTGAGTGGAAAGCGCCTAAGAAACGCAAACCTCGTAAATCTATGACTGATGAGCAGAAAGCAGCTGCATCAGAACGTCTTGCAAAAGCAAGAGCAGTTAGAGCAGAGAAAAACCCAGATTATGGCAAAGCTAGTATTCATGAAAGTCTACGAAACCTTCCTGATGATCATCAGCTAAGTCCTGCTAGGGTTAAAAATTGGATTAATATTCAGAAAGACTTTGCAAAGTCTGAACGTGCTGCTATTAGGCAGAAGACAAAGGGTGCTGAAGCAAAACTTTCTAGCCATGAAGGTTATATTCGCAATATGCAATATTATCTTCGTAGTGGAAATTGGATTGATATGTTCTATGGTGAACATCAACAATCTAAGATTGATAATGTATGTGTTGCTTTGGCATATTACTGGTATGGATCAAAAAAAGGTCAGCCCAAAAGAAATGTAGGAACTTTTTACCCAGATATGGGCTGTACTTATACACAAGAAATGCTTGATGAGGATAGAGGATATGGACGACCAGAAGACACCGCCGAGCAACAACGTAGTGCAGGGCCCGTGGTCCGTAAAAAGCGGCAGAAAAGTAAAGCTTCCTGACACAGATGTTATTGAACTTCATCAAGATATTCAGTTTGCTGAAGAGCTAACTCAAAGCCTGATGGTACAAATGATTCATACGATGAGTGAAAATAGTGTTTCTGTCAGTGAAAAAGATTTCATTCGTGACATGGCCATGATTATTGAGTTGGTAAAGGGTTCTATTTACAGAGATATGGGGATGCATCATCCCACACATAGCTTTGTGGAAGAATTTGTTGGTATTGATGAATCTGATAACACCTTTGAAACTGAAGTTGATTTTAATACTATTACTAAGCTTGCAAATTTAATGGAGAATAATGATGAAGAAGAAAATGACCCCGAAGTTTCATGAACCATTCAGTCCAACAATTCTAGAGACTACAGTGCCACAGAGGTTTGTAGATATCGTTAATGATGTATCTGATGATGTTCTTTCCAGTGAAGAAAAAAGTAAGGAGTGGGATTGGTCAGGCCAACTTGTTGGTAAGGTGAATAAGGAAATTTTAATTCCCCTTACTAGTGAAAAGGACAAGCAATATCTCCTCAAAATTGTAAAACAAGGTTGCCTTGATTATCTGAATCATATGATTCAGAAGGGTAGAAATAATCCTTGGACTCGAATGAACCCTGAGTATTGGAATAAAACCCCTACATTAGATAATATCCATCTAGATCATAGTTGGGTAGTTAGTCAGTATGCTGGGGAGTTTAATCCTTTTCATCACCATAATGGAGATTTTTCTGGTGGTATCTATCTCAAGGTGCCAGAGGGTATGAGCGATGAATGGAACGAAGATTTTAAAGATCATTATCCAGCCAAAGGATTGATTGAATTTGCCTATGGCGAAACACAATCGTTTAGATGTGACAATTTGAAATTCAAACCAGAGGTTGGTAAGTTTTTAGTATTTCCTTCTTGGCTAAAACATCTTGTGTATCCATTCTCTGTAGAAGGTGAACGCCGCATGATGAGCTTCAATGCGTCAGTCGTTGGACAGGGTGTTGCTCCCACTCGCACTTATAAATAGAACGAAAGAATAATTATGATATTAGTTGACATGAACCAAATTTCAGTTGCATCCGTGATGATGCATCTGCACATGACAAAGCAGACTGCACCCGATGAGGATATGGTTCGCCATATGATTCTGAATTCCCTACGCATGTATCGCATGAGGTTCTGCGATGAGTATGGTGAACTGGTTCTCTGCTATGACTCCAAACACTACTGGCGCAGGGACTATTACCCTGAGTACAAGCACAGTCGTAAGAAGGGTAGAGAAAAATCCACAAATGATTGGGATGCTATCTTTGAAGTGCTGAACGCAGTCAAGGCAGAACTGAAAGAGTTCTTTCCCTACAAACATCTTGAGGTCTATGGTGCAGAGGCAGATGATATCATTGCTGCACTGTGTGGTGAGTTGGAGTTCGACAACGGTAAGACGTTGATCCTGTCAGGAGACAAGGATTTCATTCAGTTGCAAAAGTTTCGTAACGTGACACAATACAGTCCCATCACTAAGAAATTTGTCAATGGTCTTGATCCAGATATCTATCTGAGTGAGCATGTTCTAAAGGGTGACAGCAGTGATGGTATTCCTAACGTGTTATCACCAGACAATACCTTCGTGGATGGACTGCGACAGAAACCTCTGAGCAAGAAGAAAATTCAGGCTATGGTCGAGGGAAATTTTCCTAACGATGAGGTCAAACGAAACTACCAGAGAAACAAGAAACTAATTGATCTAAAAGAATCACCGCCTGAGTTGTATATGGAATGTATTGACGCATACCAAGATTCGCCAGAAGGTGACCGTAGCAAACTACTAAATTATTTTACACAGAAGAGGTTGCGTAACCTCGTTGAATCGATAGGAGAATTTTAATGGCAATCGACACATACACACGCAGTTTTGCTGAAATCTTGACACAGGTTTCTAAGATCAAAACAAAGAAAGAGAAAGTTCAATTTTTGAGGCATTACCAGACTGATGCACTTCGCATGATCTGCAAGTCTTCTTTTGACCCTAAAATTGAATGGGAACTACCAGAAGGTGATGTACCATATCGAACAAATGATGCTCCAGAGGGAACAGATCATACCTTGCTTCAGAAAGAGGTTCGCCGACTGTATCACTTCATCAAGGGGGGAAATCCTGCTCTAAAACAAAACAAGCGTGAGATGATGTTTGTCCAGCTGCTTGAGGGCCTTCATTCCGATGAAGCAGAACTATTGATTGCTGCAAAGAATAAGGCCTTGCATCGTAAGTACAAGGGCCTATCTGATAATGTGGTTAAGGAAGCATTTGATTGGGATGATGATTATATCCGAGTCGAACAAGATCAGTATCCTCAATCAAAAGGGTTGGCATCTGGCTAACTTTTTTTGAGTTTCCTTTAGAATCAATGATTTATCATGTACGATTTTTGTTGACAAACCCTATTTCCTATGTTATTATATATTATAAACTGAGGAAACAACGGAGAGACACCATGAACAACGAAATGAAAACCCTGATTGAGAACATCAAAGCAGACTATGCCGATGTTCGGTACAGTGCTGGTAACAGTGAGATTCGCAAGAAGATGATCGCTGAGTTCAACGAGGAGATTACCTACAAAGTTGGTAATAAGTACATCAAAGTCTTCCGTGAAGGCGGCAGTGTTTGGGGTTTTGTTGTCAACACTGATAACGACAAGAAGTTCAAGAAGGGCGACATCCTGAAAGCCGCTGGTTACTCTGCTGCTGCTCGGAACTTTGCCCGTGGTAACATCATTGATGGTGGTTACACTGTTCGTTGGACGGGGGCGTAATTAGTTCTTGACAAACCCTTCTGGGTATGGTAACATAAGATATAATCGAAAAAGGAGACAACTTATGAATTACGTCAATGTTATAGGTTCTACTAAGATGAAACGTGATCTCGTTGAGAGTGCGGTTGTCTTCTGCATCAGTGAGTTAATGCCTCGGATGCGAACTCTTGAGATTGAGGTCAATATCAAAAACCTCAAGAGTGACGGTGTTGCTGGTTGGTGTTACGAAGGTGATGGTAATCGGGACTTCTATATTGATGTTGATAAAAGTCTTACTGGTGCAGAGCTGTTATGCACTGTGTGTCATGAAATGGTGCATGTCTGGCAGAGTGCCACTCGCAAGATGAAGGACATGACTTTTGGTCGTAAAATGTATATGGGTAAGGTCTATGATGAGACTACTGCATATGAGGATGAGCCTTGGGAGATTGAGGCGTATGCCATGCAGGGTGATCTGTTGAAAAAATTTGGTGAAGAGTATATGGTATGAA